GTTCCAGGATTTAGCTTCCTTAGGAAGCTTATATGGTCGACCTACAAGGAGGTTCTTCCAATGCCGCGCAAAAGCCGCGGTCCCTACTCCTTCCAATATCATCTCTTGAAGAACGACTGGCAATCTGTCAGTTGCAGCCGATAAATCGTAAGATGCCACGAAGCACTTACTTGGATCGTTCATTCTCTTGATCAACCGCTCAATAGGAGCAGTTTGATCGAAGGTCCCGTCCGTCCTAATGGCTCCGAGTCTTGTAAAGATCCACTTATGGAGTGGATGAAGTAGCGCTTGCGTGAGAGCATCTACCATAGCGAACACTCGAATCTTACCGGGTTCAAACTTGAAACCGAGGCGCCCTAGGGCCATTACTGGTCCCCAGGTGCTTTCAAGAGGATTAATTTGTTTGGTCACGATAGTGACAGTGGACTCCGGCTCCCACGGGCCATGATGGCACCGCTGGGGGTCCTTGACAAAAGGATTCCGGGTGAGGGGGTTAACCCTCACACACTGTGTATACCGCTCCCGAACTCCTACAACCATCTCTTTCACCTTATTAATGAAGGGCTTAAGGCCCCACACTAACTCTAATCCATCGACTTCTTGGAGGTATCTAGAGAAAGATCTCTGGAGACTCTCCGGAGCGAGAGCCCAGTTTACGATATCCAAAGGTAAAGCAGCGACGCTGCTTAAACCTCCAGAGTTCGGACTAGACTTTCTGATCAGTGGAATTAGATTAGGTGTCATCTCAAATCCTAACCGAGCCTTCACCGGCAGCTTGGTTTCTTGTTCAAGCTTAAGGAAGAAGGTAGGTAACCATCTAGCCCAAAGCTCTAACACCCCGTTACTTGATAAATCAAGTCCTGGTTGTGTTATCGTTTTGAGTTTTAACTTCCCTCGGAAGTCTAATACTCGGTATAAGCCGAATAAGGACAACCAAAGTCGGATAACGGTTACATCGCCTAATTGAATTAAGCGACGGTCCCTACGATCAATGATCCGTGGGAATCCCTGACGAGTCCGAGCTACGTTCATCCCAATCGCAAACGGCGCAGTGCCTTTCATTCCTCCAATGGACTGCTGAAGCAGTACAGAACAGGTCTTCAAGTACATTGCAAGTCCCTTTTGTCCTTGGTAACGATACATCGACGTAACTCTCCGGGCGAACCCAAACACGATTTTCACTCGCTGAACCGACAACTGCCCAACCACTAGAACCACCATTCGAAGGAACAGTGGAGCTAGTGTGTTTCCGCGTTTTACAGCGGAAGACCAATCAAGGGAGTGCGACACTAAGCTCTTATAAAGAGTTTTAATGTTTTGCATAGTAAGTAATAATATTATTATTTACAAGCGGGAGCCCCCGCTTCCCCGAACCTTCGTTTTCCTCTGAGACTTCGGCTAAAGTCGAGGCTCCTGGGAACCTGAGGACGCAGGTCGGCTTGTCAGCCAGTCGATGTGACACTCTTGTTCCGGTTATTACCCCGGTTAGAGGCACGGACGACAGTACCGATCGCTGTGATCGATGTCAAGCATTCGGAAGCCCCTCAAGGCAACCATGCAACTGGCTTAAGATTCACCATTTCAGCGTTTTACTTCACGCATTGCGGGCTGTCCTGAATTTTCCTTCAGGTTGCCCCTCCACGACTCACGTAGTCGCGAAAGAGAAACCATCCGGTTCCACCAGCTAAGCTGGTAACTTCCGTATAGGCTCTTTCACCTACACAGGTCGTTGGCATCTTCAGTATCCCTATCCGTTTCAATGAGACCGTCGTCTCTGGACTCAAGGGAATACCCCTTAGAGGCGGTACCACACTTAGTGGCCCACCCCGGGACTCGCCACATATCGCGACGACCCCGTTCTAAGGTTTCAGGTTGGCCCTGGACCGCTCAGGTCAGGATGCCGACAGGGGACCCTCTTTAGGAGTTTCGTACAGTGCTTAGGACACTACACTCACCACAGACCGGTTAAGGTCTATGGCTCTTTCCTGCGAAGGAATCGAGCGTCATCCCGGTTTTCATACCGGG